TTTTCAAATAAACCGAAAGCAACACCACCAGCAAATCCGCCAGAAATATTAGCTAACATATCATCAAAATCTAAAGCAGTTTGTCTTTGTAAGAAAAGCATGTTTTCTTCAATAGCACCTTGAGTATCTAAGTTTTTAAGAATAGCATCAAAATCATCAAGACCTGCAGCAGCAGTGAATCCTACTTGTACATTACCTCTATCTTCGATAGCAGCAAATAAACCTTGTGTTCCAGGTAATTTACCTGCTTGGTAATCAGCATTACCTGCAGCAGCATTTAATTCACCTTCTACCATAGCCATTTCTAAGTAGTCTTCAAATCTTAATCTTGTTTCAGACTCAGCTTTTAAATACCATAAGTATCCAGAAGCACCATCTTCAGTAGCAACTTCAACCCAACCGATTTGCGCCATATCAGAACCATTAACTACGTATTGGCTTCTAATAATGATTGGTGAGTTAGAAAATTGTCTGAAAGAAGGCTCAACAGATATTCTTTCAGCATCAGCTCCAGTACCATCTGTATTTCTTCCTTTACTATAAGCAGAACCATAAACAAATACTTTGATTTGTCCAGAAACAAAGCCTTTAGACGTAAGCGTTGCAGCAGCATTGTCAAAGAACTGAACAGTAATACTGTTAGCAGCTCTTGCAGTTACAATAGCTTTTCCTTCAACACCAGTAACTGTATCCATAATAACAACAGTGTCGTTAATAGAGATTACATTTTCTACTAAAGTACCTGCTGGTTCAGTACCACCAACTGGAATAACCAATATTGTTGGAGCACCACCTGCATAAGTACATTTGTCATAAGCAATGTGTAATCTATTTTGTTCAGACCAGATTACTTGATCAGAGGTCATAGGCATTTCTGCACCGACCATTCTTAAAAATCCAGATAACGTTCTGTTTCCATAACGCTCTACTTCTTGTTCGTAGACCTCTGGTAAATATTGCTGGGCAAAATCACTAGTTCCATCGTTAAACTTCAAGTAGTTTTCATTCAACAACTCTTGTTTTGATGAAGGTATGATTGACCCAAATTGTGGAGATAAACTCATAATTTGTAATTTTTAATTAGTTAAATTTTCTTGTTTTAATTTTCAATTTTGTAGAATCAGCACCACTAATCGCTTTTACTTTCAAGCCACCTATGTAAATATCACCTTTATTACCTTCTCTTGCTTTTACATCAGAAAGATTTTTAGATTTATTTACGACGTCTTTTACAGCGTCGGCTTTACCTTGTTCGTAAAAATGAGCAGCGATTTTATCTACGTTTTCAGCAGCATACATTGCTTTATGATAACCAGCTGGGTCTACCACATTACCATCTCCATCTAGGAACTTCCCTATGAGATTATTAATGTTTGACTGGTTTTCTGCAATTTTTTCACGATTCTGAACGTTATACTTATATCTTTTATCTCCAACTTTAATATCAAAACCTTTGAAATCTTCATTGAAAAGGTTGTTAGTTTTACGTTTAAACTCTTCGTGTAATTGCTCAGCTTTTGCTTGCTCCTTATTGTATCGGTTGAAAAAGTCCATTGCTTTTTGTTGTTCTTGAGTAACACCCGGTCTCAACTTGATCTCGTCGTAATATTTTTGTTTCAAGTCTTCCAAATAGTTTTTGGCTTTTGCAACTTCTTCTTTAAACGCAAGTTTTTTCCTGCGTATTTCTTTTTCTTCATGTATATCTTCGTCCCATGTATAATCTTCTAATATAAGATTAATATCGTCTGAATCTAAATGAGGTTTATTTTTTTTGTAATATTCTTTTAACAATGCTGTTTCATCAACATTACTGTAGTCAGCATTTAATCTAACGTAATCTTCTACAGTTCCACCGGTTTCTTCCATGAAGTTAACAAGTTTTTCTACATTTTCAGGTAATTGTTTACCTAATACTTGTTCGTCTCTTACAGCTTCTTTAACTTCAGCTTCAACTTTTTTAACTTCTTCTTCAGTTACTTCTTGGATCGGAGAAAACCCTTCAGTAGTCTCGTCGGACTTTTGTACAGGTTCTCCCACCTTTGCGCTATCTCCGGATGGTTCGCCCACAGGTATCTCCTTTGTTTCTCCGATTTGAATGGCATCGTCTTCTTTTTTAATTTCAACCTTTTTAACAGCAGGTTCAACTTCTACTAAAGGTTCTTTAATATTAACCTTTGGTATTTCTTGTTCTTTATTACCTAATTGTTTTGGTTTTTTAGGTTTACTTTTTATTTTAAAGTCACCTTCCTGTTTAACAGGTTCATTTGTTTTTACTTCTTCTGACATAATATAATATAATTAAATAATTAATGATTAAGGATTAGGAACACCCATGGTTTGTTTACCTTCTAATTCAAAGTTTATTGGATTACTATCGTTTTTTCTTTGAGAAATCATTTTACTTTGTTGAGTACCCTCCATTTTTATTCTTTTATCCTTGGCTTTTTCTCTTTGTTGTTCTCTTGATGTTGTTCCTTGCTCTTGTAATTTAGCAAGTTCCATATCATTTTTATGTTGTTGCATCATTTTTTGCTGATCTAACTGAGCTTGTAACTGCATACGATCTTTTTCAAACTCACTTTTAGCTTTTTCATACTCTACATTAGCACCAGATATAGCTTGTTGTTTTTGTACTTCAGCCATAGCTGTTTTTTCTGCTGTCTGTGCTTGAGCTTGAGCTTGTGCTTGTATATTCGCTTGTTGATTAGCTTGATCTTGTTTTGCTTTTTGTTTACGTTTAACTTTAAGCATTTGATTTGCTAGTTTAAGATTTTTAATTTGTCTTAAATCTATAGCATCTTCAACATCAATATTTTTAGCTTGCAAAGCTATTTGTATATTTGCTTCTAATTGTTGTTTTTCTTCCTCATCTGGTTCTAATTCTAAGAAAATACCAAAGTCATGTAAATTAAGATTAACAACTTCTTTCAAAGTTTTAACATTGTAGGTAGAAATAGAGTTTTGTAACGATGATTTTGTTAAAGGAAACTCTAAAGCATCAGCTATTTTTAAGCTAATATTTTCTGCTAATTTAAGAGTCAAAAACAAACTAGACTGTACAATATGTCTAGTTGCTACATTTGATGCATTAGCGGCTAGTTTCTGTAATCCTACAAGTGTGTTACGGTCTGGTAAACTACCATCTCTAGCTTCGTTTAGTCCGGTCACGTCTCTTATCATTTGTAAATAGTATTGATAAGTCTGTATAAGACTAGATATTTTAGCATTACCACTTCCAGACTGTAATTCTTGTATAGGCACTTTACCCGCGTTCATATCACCTTCTTGAGTTAGTGATCTACCTACAATACTACCAGTTTGGAAATACATATTCAATGCTTCAGCTGGATTATAATTAGTACCATTACCTAAATCAACTTCAGCAAGACCGTCCATATCTAAATAAACACCATCTGGTACCATACGAGATATAACTTGCTGTAGTTTTAGATGAGTTAGTTGAATCATATCTGCAAAACCAGTACATTTACTAACTATAGATTCTATTCTACCTTTATACATACGTGGTGCACAAATAGCATAATTCATTTTAACTTTAGTAGTGTCAGCATAAGGTCTTGACATGTTTTCTGCTAACTCCCATTTTAACATGGTATCTGTACCTAATACTTTCGCGCCACTATATAAAACTTCAATAGATCTTGAAACTCTTTCAAACATTTCATTTTCAGGTGGATTAAATGTGTCAGGTTTTTCAATAGCTTTCATTAAACCTTGATCTGTTTGTTTTATTTTAAAAACTTGATTGTGATAAGTTTTATAATCAAAATACAAAACCTGAACAGTATTAACATCATAATCACCCCACCCTGTAATATAAGATCTATTACCTGGCATTGCTTGTATTCTTTCTAGTTCTTTATCTGTTATATGTGGAAATTCTTTTTTTAATTCTGATAATGAAATAGATTTTAATTCACCTACATAGTATATATCTTCAAAGTTTGGATCTTCTGTGTAAGAATAAACCATATAAGCAGGATCAACATAATCTACAGTAACGCCATTAGCTGTGTTAAAACTAGTTTTTGCAGCTGCTATACCACAAGTAACTAAATCCATATTCAATCTACGTCTTATTAGGTCATATTTGTTTTGAGCTAATACAGTAGATATTGCTTCTTCTTCTGCTATTTCTACACTTTGTTTGTATGAAAGCTGCATGTGAAGCTCTAATTCATCTGATGTTTCTGGAATTATATCTTTTAATGGAGACTGATATAAATCTAATCCTAATGTTTGACTTAATTTATCTAAATACTCACTAGCAACCATGTCTTCATATATTTTAGAAGCATAGTTAGTTCTTTTCTTTATAGACTCAGGATCTTGTGCATAAGCTTTTATATCATATGTTTTTGAAGATATACCATTTACTACTATATCTACAAACTTAGATAATATAGGAACTGGTTTCCAGTCTAAATTAAGATAAGACAAATCACCGTTAATCGCTAATTCATCTTTATATTTTTGTATTGATTGCTCTCCTCTAGCATATGTTCTTAACTGATGAAAATTATTCCAGTTAGTTAAGTATCTATTACCACTAGTTCTTCCTTGATTAAACCACTCTTGCTCTATAGCTTGTGCAACTTGCTTGCCATATTCAAGACTAGCTTTTTCCGCATCACTTACAACTTGACTTGGAAAAGGACTATTAGTGTCACTATATATATTCATCTATTCAATTATTTTTGACATTGATCCTTTATTATTATATTTTTTTATACCTAAATCTACTGGTTTTAATATTCTTTTAACATTAGGTTTATATCTATGTTTATTGCAAGCCATTAAAGCTAGACCAGAGCTAATAGAAGCATCATGTGTTGTTCTATTGTTTATGTTAAATTTTGCCCAGTCTTCTAGTGTTCTCTGAAAATACATGTCACCGTATCCAGTTTCTTTTAAACCTACAAAATGTTCTATGTAAGTTTCTATGGCAGAAGCATGAGCTTGTTTTATATCTTCGCTTGAATTTGGTATACCACCTATTTCTCTTTCAGTAACTGATAATTTATTTCTTAGTTTATCAGGTCTATTCATAGCAAAACCTCTATAACCTCTACGTTTAAAATAATATAGTAATCTTGGTTTATTGTTTTCTGCTAATATAGGCATACCGTAAAAAACACAAGCCATTAAAACATCTTCAAAAAATATTTCAGCTGTTTGTGGTCTAGCTATATATTCTAAGAAAAAATGATTTGGCGGTGCATTTTCCATGCTAAACTTTGTTAATCCATGCAAAGATCCATTAGAACCTCTTTTATCTACAGTTCCTGATATATCATAAGGATCGCATCCAAAAGCTCCCATATGTTCATTACCAGGATAATTAACTCCGTTTTTAATAAATCTTTTATTTTGTAGTGAAACAGGAGGAACCCAAGTAACAAGAAACCTACCATTATTGTTAGGTACAAATATTACTTTAGTATCTTTTTCACTATTTTCCCATTGAAAATTACCTTTTGTTACTTCTATAGAATTTTTTAAATCTTCATTAAAATCTATTTGTTCATAAATTTTAGTTAGATTAAATAAAGATTGTTTTGATTCATCTCTAAAAGCATGTTTTGTTGTTCTTGGAAATTGTCTGTAAAATTCATTTAAAGCGTCTTGATCATCTTTTAATCCTTCAACTTCATTTTCCCAATATTCAATAACCCCTAAATTTATTTTCTCATTTTGAGGTCCTTTAATCGATTTTTTCGGTGTATCGAATACAGGTAATCCATAAGAATCAATGTATCCTTCGTAGTTCCATTCCATAGGTATGAACAAACTATATAATCCTGAACGAGTCTGTCCGTTGCTGTTTCTCTTGGTAACATCTGAGTCATCGTATAGTTTTTTAAAGTTTCTACCACCTTTATCTAATGAGTTACTAGTTGAACCCATCATACATTTACCAATAATTCTACTACCTAATCGTAACGTGGTCTTGGTGACCCGCCAGTTGTTGAGGATGTTGTTCGGCTTCTCCCATTTACCGGACTCGTCATGTACGAGGAGTTTGAGTTTCTCACCGTCGTAGGAGTTATCACCGGTGTTCTTCCAATCGATGGTGGTATCAAGTCCCTGTAATTCGTCCTGTAAGGTTTCATCGGCGGAGGCGGTGAGCTTACGACGGGG